GCAGTTGGTGATTGGGCAGGTAAAACAGATCAAGGTGCAAGTGCAGTAGCACTAGGTCACTTAGCTGGAACAACAAATCAAGGTCAATATGCAACAGCACTTGGTCATTATGCTGGCGCAAATGATCAAAGTTCAAATGCAATTGCAGTCGGTTATAATGCTGCTTACGAGAATCAAGGCACACAGGCTATTGCAATCGGTGCCTCATCAGCTAACAATCAAAGCGCAAACGCAATTGCAATTGGTAGTAGCGCAGCAAATAATACACAAGGTGAAGAAGCAATAGCAATTGGTAAACAAGCAGGTAATGGCACCCAAGGCACACAGGCTATTGCAATTGGTACAGATGCAGGGCTAACGACTCAAAGTGATTACGCAATAGCAATCGGCCAAGAAGCAGGTAAAACTACACAAGGTACTCTTGCATTAGCAGTTGGAAATAGAGCCGGTGTAACTTCACAAGGCGATGGTGCAGTAGCGTTAGGATACACTGCCGGTAACGCAAATCAAGGTAATTTAGCAATAGCAATTGGTAATGCCGCTGGTACAACAACTCAAGGCACAAAGGCAATAGCTATAGGCGAAGAAGCTGGTAACACAACTCAAGGAGCAACTGCGATTGCTTTAGGTAGCGATGCTGGTAAAACGTCACAAGGTAACGACGGCATCGCAATTGGTACAAGTGCTGCATTAGTTACACAAGGCGCAAATTCAGTAGCAATTGGACGCCTAGCAGCTAACAATGATCAAGGTGTAAATGCTATAGCAATTGGTGATAGTGCTGGTAAAACTACGCAAGGTGATTACGCAATAGCAATCGGTAACGCAGCAGGTGAGACAAATCAAGCAGCGAATAGTATTGTTATGAATGCAACTTCAACCGCAGTAGAAAATACAACAGCAGATTCGTTTGTTGTAAAACCAATTAGAAACGCAGGCGGCACACATCAATTAGAATATAATCCAACTACAGGGGAAATTACATATGATGCACTAGGCGCAGGCGGATACGGAAATACTGATGTAGATCAACACCTTGCTCTTAGATTCTCCCCTCAAGATGGATACGTTTTAAGTTGGAATACGACTAATGTTGATTACGAATGGGTAGCACAAACAAGCGGTTCTAGTTATAGTGATAGTGATGCGATAGCAGCAGTAGTAGGCGCTGATTTAGATATGGGCGGCAACAAAGTATTATTTGGCAATGTCTATGCAACTTCTGGAGATTTACCAGTTGCAGCTTCTTATCATGGTATGTTTGCACACGTACATGCAACAGGCAAAGGTTACTTTGCTCACGGCGGCAATTGGGTTGAACTAGCTAATACATCTGATATACCAACAATTACTGGTCATTCAAATCTTGTTGCATGGGACTTAGCAGACACTGCAAATTCAAAAGTATTAGATGCCGGTACGGCAGCAGACTCAGCGTGGTATTACGGTGATGTAGTAAGTGATCCAGCAAATCCAGCAACAAGTGTAGTGTTAGACATTTC